ATACTGTCCTCTCCAAACTTATCATCGACATGTAAAACACTACCAGCAACTATACCTGTCGCTGTTATCCAAGCACTCAGAGAAACTGCTTCTGAGCCATCTGCTAAAACAAACTTACCTGAACCTAAGTGGGTAGTCCCTGATGCAAATGTAAAAGTGTCACCTGTTTTGCTGGCATATTCTGCACTTGCAAATCTAGTTTGTTCGCCTTGGTTACCTGCTATTGCAAGGTAGATTCTACCTACCTTTGGGAAACAGTATGTGCCCCAACTTTGTAGGTCTGTCGATTTGTTATTTAGAGGAGCGACTACTACAGTCGTGCTGCTGGTGGAGGTCACACGAGTTTGACAGTCTCTACGAGTGTTCCATTCTAGTCTTGACAAAGGACTGGGGTCATAACTTTCTTTGGTATTTACAGCACCTTGACCTGCACCTCCAAGAGTCATAGTTACTACAGGTGCGCCCGGCATTATTTCTTTGACTATGTGAGAATCAGGAGAAGCAGAACCTTTGACATAGACACTTGAAGAAGCAAGGTCACTAATTATACCATGCGCTCGCATGACAGTGTTACCCTCTGAATCATCTGCAAAAGATAATACTCTTCCACGAGATGTTAGACTTTCTATACTGATGTAATTAGCAGATTCAGTAGAGTCGCCTAATTTACTAAACAGGTTAAATCTACTTTTGTCACTAGGTT